AATAGTTGATGCAATGGGTTGCAGATATCATAAACTCCCGTCGGAGATTCTCGAATTACCATTACAAGAATTTAATTTAAACGTTGCAATTTTTTTGAAAGCAATTGAAGTTGAAAAGAAGGCACAAGAAGAACGAAATAAAAATAATGGAACACCAGTAATTAAAGGGGATAACCTTCCAATGGGAAATTTCAATTTGGGAAGAATTAAAAAAATAATAAAGAAAAAGGTGAAAAAGTAAATGGCTCTTGACAATTTAGGACATCTTTCAGTATTATTAACATTAAATATGGCTGGCTTTGTAGCTGGAATGAGAACTGCACAAGGTCAAGTTACTTCTTTATCAGCAGCAGTACAAGCTAACTCCGCTGTATTTAAAACAGCTGGAAGAAATATGTTAATAGCAGGTGCAGCTATTACCGCAGCTTTAGCATTTTCAGTAAAAGCAGCAATGGATTTTGAAAAGCAAATGGCTTTTGTTAATTCAATGTTAACTACCACAACAGAACACTTCCTTCCATCATTTTCAACTGAACTTAGAGCAATGGCGATTCAATATGGACAAACAACTGAATCATTAACAAAAGGAACTTATGATGTTTTATCAGCTCAGGTAGCTGCAGGCGATGCAATGAACTTTATGACAATTGCAGCTAAAGCAGCTGTTGGAGGTTTTACTTCTGTTGATGTTGCAACTGATGCTTTATTAACAATAATGAAAACCTTTAAGGGAGAAATAAAAAGCATTACGGATGCAGCAGATTGGATGCATTCAGTTGTAGAAAGAGGTAGAATTACATTTGAAGGATTAGCTGGCTCAATAGGAACTACAGCAGCTATGGCAGCACAAGCAGGAATGACAATAGAAGATTATGGAACAGCAATATCTGTATTAACTAAAGGTGGTTTATCCGCAGAAAAATCACAAACTGCATTAAGGGGGATTTTAAGGTCAGTTTTAAAAGTTCAAGATGAAGCAATTGATACTGCAAAAGAAATGGGATTAGAATGGAATGTTAATGCTTTAAGAGGAGACAATTTTGTAAAAACTTTACAGAAATTAAATGGGGCACAAATAGAATACTTATCCAAATTATCTCCAAACATTAGAGGATTATTAGGATGGGCGGTTGCATTGAGTGATGTTAATGAAGCACTATTAGACCATACAGCAATTTTAAATAGAGCTGGCTTAACACAAAAGAAATTTGAAAAAGCAACAACTACTCTTTCCTTTCAATGGGATAGATTAAAAGCAGCTATTTTTGATTCAAGAGTAGTAATAGGAACAGCATTAGTTCCAGCTATGAAAGATTTAATCAAAGTTTTAATTGATGCTTCCGGGAAAGTAAGCAAATTTGCAGAAGAAAACAAAAAATTATTCGGGTGGATAATAAAAGTAACTGCCGCAATAGGAGGAATGTTAATCCCAATAGGATTTTTATTAATGTCATTTCCAGGTCTTATTTTATTAATTGAAAGATTAGGTTGGGCTTATGCCGCATTAACAACTAAAATAATTATATCAAATGGATTTTTAATGAGTCATAATGCTTTATTATTAGGGGTAATTGGAGTTATAACAATAGCAGTTTATAAAGTTATTGAGTTAGCTGATGCTTGGTGGAAAGCCGCTAAAGCAAATAAAGCCGCACAAGAAGCTCAAGAAAATTATATTAATTCAACTGGAACTGCATTATCCAAAGCTATTGCACAAAATAATAAGTTATTAAGAGAAAGAGCAGATACGTTAACTGATGTCCAAAAGCAAGAAATTAAACAAAATTCAGTTGCAATTATTTCTTTACTTAAATTGATTGAAGCAACAAAACAAGCTGGTGGGGCAACAGAAGAAGAAGAGAAACAAATACATTCTTTAACAATTCGTCTTTTACAATTAAATGGTCAATTAAAAAATGCAATTACAAATAATAAAACATTAGCTGAAGTTCAAGAAGAAGGATTTAAAGTTTCTGAAGAAAATTTGATAAAACAAATTAAAAGGAAAGCTGAATATAGAGAATGGGAAAAAAAATTAACATTAGAATCATTAGAAGGGGTTGCTAAAAGAGTTAAAGCAATTGAATTTGAAAAAAATGCTACATTAAAAGCATTAAAAGAAAAGACAGACATGACTGATTTAGAATATGAAATAATGAGTCAGATAATTATAGATTATTATGCTTTACAAACTGCAAATACTAAAAAAGTGGCTGAAGAAACAGGTGAGTCATTTAAATTTATGGAAAAACTAGCAACTCAGTCAGCTGCTAATATACAAAATGCTTTTTCTAATTTCTTTTTCAAAGCATTTAAAGGTGAATTGCAAAGCGCAAAAGAAGCATTTGCAGAATTTGGTGATGCAGTTCTTCAAATGATGGCAAATTTAGCAGCCAAATGGGTAGCATTACAAATAATGACTGGAATTAAAACAGGATTAGGGATGCTTTTCGGTGGAGGGGTTGCATCTTCATCACCGGGATTAGCTTCAGCTGTATCTTCTGCTGGTTCTGCTTCTAGTTCTCTTTCAGCTTGGGTTCCTCCAACAACTAGCTTTGCAACCGGAACTGATTTTGTACCTTCAACAGGGTTATATCAATTACATAAAGGAGAAGCAGTTGTTCCGACTCAAGAAAATGCACGAAGTGGAGAGACAATAGTTCAACCAATAGTAGTAATACAAGCTTGGGATTCAAGAGATGTATCAAGAAATATGGAAACACTTTCAACAGGATTAGCCCAATCATTAAGAAGTAACTCAAATTTTAGAGAGGCAATAAAAAAATATAGTAGGTAATTAAAATGGCTAATGATTATAATTTATTTGAAAGAGGTTTCCCTTATAAAGTAACTGTTAACTTTGATGTTTTAAAAACAGAATTTGAAAATGGGATTAATCAATATAGAAAGAAAAGGTCTTCTAGTCAAAGAGAATTTGAACTTTCTTTTAATGTTAATACTAAAGCAGAAATGTTAGAAATTAGAGATTACTTTATAGCTAGAGAAGGGATATATGATTCATTTGAATTTACAGAACCTTTAGATAGCGTAACTTATACAGTTAGGTTTAAAGAAAATTCATTTGTTTTTGAAAGAGAAAATATTGGTTCATATAATTGCCAAGTTACTTTAGTGGAGGTTTTATGAGAAGTTTAGATTCTGATTTTGTAAAATCTAAGAATGCTCAAGAGAACCAACCACTGTATCTTTATACTATTTATGATTACGATGGAAGCACTGATTTATTCTTCACAAATTATAATACTAATATAACATTTGATAGTCAAGAATATACTAAATTTCCAATTTCTCATGAATTTATTTCTGAAAATACAAAAGGACAAATTGATACTATTAAAGTAATATTAGGTAATGTGTCAAGATTAATTCAAGCTTATTTAGAAGCAAATGATTTTAGGGGATTAAAAGTAGAGATAAAACAAGTATTTGCTGATTTATTAGATGATGCAGATGCTTATATCAAACATATTTATTATATTGATTCATATACTGCAGACCAACAAAATGTTGAATTTAACTTAACAAGTAAATTTGATGTTTTAGAAGTTGAATTACCAGCAAGAAAATTTTCAAGAAATACTTGCGGTTGGAAATTTAAATCACCTGAATGTGGCTATGTAGGAGCTGAAACAGAATGTTCAAAAGTATTAAGTAGATGCAGAGTTTTAAACAATTCAAGTAGATATGGGGCTTTTCCCAGTATTCCTTCGAGAGCAATTTATACAAGATGATATTATCCGAAAAACAATTAGTTAGTAAATATTTAGGCTGGCAATATCTACATCACGGAAGAGAAGAAGGTAAGGTGGATTGTTGGGGATTAATTTTATTCATTTATAAAGAATGTTTTGATGTAAATGTTTTAGATTTAGAAAATTATGAACGAAATTGGTCTTTGCATGATAAGAATTTATTTATAGATAATTATTATGAAAATTGGGAACCAGTAAAGCAACCTAAATATTTAGATGTTGTTTTATTTAACAATTCAAAAGGAGTTACTTTTCATGCTGGTGTTTATTTATCAAATGGAAAGTTTATTCATGGAACAAAAGTAGGAGTTGTAATTACAAGATTGACAGCTGGTTGGGAAGAAAGAGTAGAAGGATATTATAGATATGAGTGTTAAATTAAAATATATTCCAAATATATTAAAATACAAAGGAAGAAAAGTTGAAGTTATTCCTTTTGATAAAGTAGAAGGGAAAACCATACTGGATTGTGTAAAGATATTGGGGTATCCAACTACAGATATAAAAGCAATTATTAATGGAAAGAAAGTTGATTTAAATTCTAAAGTTAAAAAAGATACAGAAATAATTATAACACGAGAACCTAAATTTACTGCAATTGCTACTTGGTGGGCAGCAGCTACTTTTTGGCAAGGAGTAGTTTTAGTAGCTTCGATAGCAGTTACTGCTTATTCAATTGTTTCAGCTATTATTAACAAACCAAGAACAGGTAGTTTTGGGGGAATGGGTGAAGGTTTAGATGAAAGTTCCCCAACATATGGTTGGGATGGGATAAGAACAGTTCAAGAGGTTGGAATAGCAGTTCCAGTTATTTATGGAAAACATAGAGTAGGTGGAAATATAATTAATGCTTACATAAGAACAGATGGGGATAAAAATTATTTGAATGTTTTATTAGCTTTATCAGAAGGAGAAATAAATTCAATTAGGACTATTTTAATTAATGATAATCCATCTGCTAATTTTGATGGTATTTCAACAACAACTAAAATGGGAACAAATGACCAAGCAATGATTCCAAATTTTGAAGACGCTCATAATTTATATGATGTAAATACAAACATGACTAAAGATAATGCCCATGTTTATACTACAGTTGATTCAGATGTTGAAGGATTTAATATTTATTTACAATGCCCTAGTGGTTTATATCAACAAAATACTACTGGGGGAATTCAAGAATGGAGTGTAACTTATAAAGTAGAATATAAACTTCATGCAGCTCCTTCATATACTGATTTGGGTTCAACAACAATTACAGCAAAATCAAGAACAACTCTAAGACGAACATATAGGAAAATAGGTTTAACAGCAGGGCAATATGACATTAGAGTAACAAAAACATCTGCTGATTCTTCTTTAGACCCAATAATGCAAGGTGATTTAACTTGGGTTCAACTTGATGAAGTTAAATTGGATGACTTTAGATATCCTAATACGGCGTTATTAGGAATCGAAGCTTTAGCAACAGACCAACTAAGTGGAGGAATGCCAAATTTTACTTCATTAGTAGAAGGAGTAAAAGTAAGTATACCAGATATTAAAACTGTAGGTGGTGCTGCTCAAGATTGGGAAGATTATTATTATGATGACGTAAATTCAAAATGGAAATTATTAGCAGATGATACTGAATTAGCTTGGGATGATGTTACATATGTAACTAAGTGGAGTGCTAATCCTATTTGGTGCATAAAAGATTTATTAATAAATACAAGATATGGTTTAGGCGAATTTATTGATTCAACAGATATTGATGATGCTTTATTTTTAGAAATGGCTAAGTATTGTGAAGAAAAAGTATCAGACGGTGAAGGAGGATACGAAAAAAGATTTCAATTAAATGTAGTATTAGATTCAGCAACAAGAGCTTTAGATGCAATTAATCAATTATGTATGACATTTAGAGGGATGCCTTTTTATTCTGGTGGTAACGTAAAAATAAGAATAGATAAAGATGAAACACCTGTTCAGCTATTCACAATGGGTAATATAATTAAAGATTCCTTTAAACAAAGTTGGAAATCCCAAAAAGATGTTCCTAATGTTTTAGAGATTCAATATTTAGATGAAGATAAAGATTACAAACAAGATACAATTGCTTATATAGATGAAGATGCTTTAGCTGCTGGTGACCCAATGAGAAAAAAGACAATTAGATTATTTGTAACCAAAATAAGCCAGGTAATAAGAGAAGCAAGATATGCTTTAAAACAAGCTAAATATTTAAATAGAGCAATTTCATTTGGTGCAAGCATAGATGCAATAGCTTGCCAACCAGGTGATTTAATTTCAGTTCAACATGATGTTCCTCAATGGGGATTTGGTGGAAGAGTTAAAACAGGTTCAACTACAACTAAAGTTGTGTTAGACCAAGAAGTTACATTAACTTCAGGAACATACAAAATAAGAGTTCACCATTCTGAC